AATTATTTTAGATCCGTAAAGTATAAGCTATGACATCCGGCGGTCTCATGCAGCTCGTCGCCTACGGCGCCCAGGACGTGTACCTGACGGCGAACCCTCAGGTCACATTCTTTAAGCAGCTCTACCGTCGCCACTCGAACTTCGCGATGGAGTCGATCGAGCAGACGTTCAACGGCGTTGGCAACTTCGGCAAGCGCGTTCAGTGCACGATCTCGCGTAATGGCGACTTGATCACGCGCGTCTACGTCCAGGTCACGCTCCCCGCGATCGACCAGGCGCTCATCGGTGCGGGCAACAAGTTCTCGTGGGTCCCTTACCTCGGCCAGTACATGATCAACAACGTCTATGTTGAGATCGGTGGCCAGCAGATCGACAAGCACTACGGCGAGTGGCTCCACGTCTGGAATGAGCTCACGCTCCCCACGGGCAAGGCGCTCGCCTACCTCAACATGGTGAACGGCTACGGTGGCGCGGTGCTTGCGCCCACGGATGCGAGCTGCAACCTCTGCCAGACGGAGCTTGATGCGGCTGATGCGGCGGTCCTTGCCTGCCTCAACCCGCAGCTTGCCAACTTTGGCGATGACTGCGCCCTCGCGGCCAACACGACGGTCGGGCAGGACAGCGACGCGATCTCGGAGACAGTCACGGGCTGCATCCCTGAGCAGACGCTCTACATCCCCCTTGAGTTCTGGTTCAATCGCCACACGGGCCTCGCGCTCCCGCTCATCGCGCTCCAGTACCACGAGGTCAAGATCAACGTCGAGTTTGAGAACCTCCAGTACCTGTGCAACATCGACGCCACGGCTGGCACGACGCCGGGGCTCACGACCAACACGCAGGTCATGAACGCCGTTGGCAACCAGGGCCTCGTCGCCTGCTCGCTCTACGTGGACTACATCTACCTCGACACGGAGGAGCGCCGCCGCTTCGCCCAGGTCGCGCACGAGTACCTCATTGAGCAGCTCCAGTTCACGGGCACGGAGTCGGTCACGTCTTCTTCCAACAAGATCCAGCTCTCTTTCAACCACCCTTGCAAGGAGCTTGTCTGGGTTGTCCAGAACCCGAGCTACAACGACTGCAACATGCAGCTCAACTCGCCGTGGCGCTACACGGACTCTCGCCTTGGCAACCCCACGGCGGTCGCCAAGATCCAGCTCAACGGCCAGGACCGTTTCACGGAGCGTGAGGGCAACTACTTCAACTTCGTGCAGCCCTACCAGCACCACACGAGCACGCCGGCCACGGGCATCAACGTTTACTCGTTCGCCCTCAAGCCGGAGGACCTCCAGCCCAGCGGCTCGTGCAACTTCTCGCGTATCGATAACGCGGTGCTCAACCTGACGCTCACGCCGGCGACGTTCGCGACGCACGTGTCGCCCTTCGGTGACAACGTGGTTGCGGACGGCCTGAAGCAGTCGTCGGCCAACGTCAACATCTACGCGACGAACTACAACGTTCTCCGTATCATGTCTGGCATGGGCGGCCTTGCGTACTCCAACTAAATGGCTAGCCATTTATGTTGTCGTAGCTTCGTTATGCTGCACATAACTTACACTGTGCAACAATCAAATACTTTCTAATATCAGGCTTCTTCCGAATTCTGATATTTTAAAATATAGTATTAAATTATAAGTTATGACATCTGGTGGCCTCATGCAGCTCGTCGCTTACGGTGCCCAAGATGTCTACCTGACGGCGAACCCCCAGGTCACCTTCTTCAAGCAGCTCTACCGTCGCCACTCGAACTTCGCTATGGAGTCCATTGAGCAGACCTTCAACGGTGTCGGCAGCTTCGGTAAGCGTGTCCAGAGTACAATCTCGCGTAACGGCGACTTGATCACGAAGGTGTATGTACAGGTGACTCTCCCGGCGATTGACGGGACTGTTGTTGTTGGCTCCAGCGATAGCCCCACGACTTTTGCATGGGTTCCTTATATTGGCCAGTATCTGATCAATAATGTCTATGTGGAGATCGGTGGCCAGCAGATTGACAAACACTATGGTGAATGGCTCCATATATGGAATGAGCTCACACTTCCCACTGGAAAGTCAGTTGCATATACGAATATGGTGAATGGTAATGGCGGCGTACCAATTGATGTGAGCAATAACTCAGCCTGTCCATCATGTACAGGCGCAGGTAATCTATCGACAAACGGCCTAGCTGTGAACGCAGTCACAGCTCTTCTAAATTCGGCATATCCTGTTCTTAATAATGTAGCCGGTGCATTGGGCATCGTATCTAATGTAATTAACCCTGTACTAGGGGGCATAGTATCAAACAATTGTCTCCCTGAGAAGAATCTTTATATCCCTCTTGAATTCTGGTTTAACCGCCACACGGGCCTGGCGCTTCCTCTGATTGCCCTGCAGTATCACGAGGTAAAGATCAATGTAGATTTCAATGAACTTAAATTTCTATGTAATGTTACGAGTGAAAACCCTGCCAATGTTCAGCAGACATTGAACAACGTGGCCAATGCGGGATTAGTCGCCTGCTCTCTCTATGTTGACTATATCTACCTCGATACAGAGGAGCGTCGCCGTTTTGCACAGGTTGCACACGAGTACCTCATTGAGCAGCTCCAGTTCACGGGCACAGAGTCTGTAACATCAACCTCCAACAAGATCAAGCTCTCTTTCAACCACCCTTGCAAGGAGCTCGTGTGGGTGGTGCAGAACCCCAGCTATTTGGATTGCACCGCTCAGGCGAATGCACCGTCTCTGTATACTGATTCTGCCTTTGGTAACCCTACAGCGGTTGCTAAGATCCAGCTTAACGGCCAGGACCGGTTTTCGGAGCGCGAAGGCGACTACTTTAATTTTGTGCAGCCCTACCAGCACCACACGAGAACACCGTCCATTGGTATTAACGTTTACTCGTTCGCTCTCAAACCAGAGGAGCTTCAGCCAAGTGGTACATGTAATTTCTCGCGCATTGATAACGCAGTGCTCAATCTCACACTCACACCAGATACATTTTACACATTGAATATAAATAGCCTTGCAAGTCTTGGAGAGGGGGAATTGCCCGTACAGTCTTCCGCCAATGTCAACATCTACGCGACGAACTACAATGTTCTCCGCATCATGTCTGGCATGGGCGGCCTTGCGTACAGCAACTAAACGACTACCGGGTTATACCGATCGACTGACTGGAAGGAGTTCTTAAATTTGGTACTGCAGCATATTTCTTTCATGTATCAGAATTCCATAGATTCTAATATATGAAAATGTGAAGGGTATCCGACAGTCTATCGTAATAAGTCACGATGAGCCACCTAGACGATTCCAATCATGTTACCAATCCTAGCATCCAAACCCCAGAGAGTCAGTATCCGCGCCAGATCCTAGGATCTAGAGGCGAGATCTCACCAATCGACTTCGACGCAGCATCCGCAGCATGGTACGCCAACAAGGTTCGCAAGGGCTATATGATCTATTATCGCTGCGCTGCGATCCAAAAGAACGGGTGTCAGTGCGCCAAGCCCGTACTCGATCAGAAAAAGACAGTTTGCAAGCTGCACATCAAGTATCTCCCTTCTTCGAAGTGATCGCCTGGTGACACGCATGATGTAAGATCTGTAAGTTCTCAAGTGTTGTCGCGCCACCCTTCGACCACTCTACTACGTGGTCACCGTCGAACAGATGATGCGGTAGGATCTTTTCGTTGCAAACGGTGCATAGGCCACCCTGCTGTTTGAGCTTCTCCTTCTTTTGCTTCTTCGTAAAGAGCCGCGGATGCACGAGGCCTGCAAGTTCACACATCATGTCATCGACGAACTTGAGTAGCTTCTTTTGGAAGGTGCCATTGCGCCCCGTTCCGCCCATTTGTACTGACAGGTCCTGGATAGACTTGCTGAAGATGTCCGCCTTAAGACGACCGGCGATCGCCACCTTTTGGCTTCGGAACTCTTCAATGCGCGGGAAACGCTGCGAAAGCCGACCCAGGATGAACGGCAGCTCGGTCTTGCGATGCGCTTCCTGGATCGTGGTATTCCCATCCGGATCACAGAATACGTTAAGCTGTTCGAGATCAACGAGCATCTTGTGACAGCGTGTGAGAGTATCCCGCCACCGCGCACCGTGCTTCTCAATGTTTGCATTGCGCTCGGCCATGGATGCGCCGAGCTTCTCAATGTGCCATCGTGCAACCAGGTTGTTCTGGGAGCTCATACGGGGCTCTTCGAGATCGGAAAGCGCCAACATCACCTGGAGACGATTCTCAAGCTCACCGCGATGACTTTCTGCCTTAGGGAATAAGGTAGTTCCGTGGAACTGATCACCGAGGGGCTTCAGAACCTGCTCAATCAGCGGCACAATCAGAGGAAGATCCAGCTCAAACTTGTTGAGCTTCTTGCCAGCCTTGTTTACACGCTCCCAGAGAATGCGCAGCTCATCGGGCGAACCGGCCGTCTCCTCATCAACCTGATTGATGTGGAAACGGTATTTCTTAATACGGTCTTGGACCTCACGCGGCATATCGCGAAAGAACTTTCCTGAGAGTTCGGCGAACTTGCCGCAGCCCTTGAACGCGAACTTGTTATCGATAAAGTCAAAGATGGCCTCCAGCTTATGTGCACCGTCAAAGACGTGGTCCTCCCCCTGCTGACAATGTGTGATCAGGTCGAGGCGCGGAATAATGTAGATTGGCGGACAGGTCCAGCCGCGGAGAACGGTGTCGATCATATCAATCTGATCGGCTGTCGTCCAGCATGGCTTGCGCTGCATGGGAGGCCGCGTCACGAGGCTACGACAGGAATTGTCATCGGCATAAAGGTGGTCACGACGATTGCGGAGGCTAATGGCCGATTCGAATGTAACATCTGTCATCGTGCTGCTCATGTTAGGCTGCATCGCTTGTATCAAGTTTAGCGTTTTTTACTACTAGTCGCCTCCTTCCACAACCTCCGCAAATGAAAAGTCACTCAGCAGCAGTGACAGCGCATGCGAACGTCGCTCAATAAAAGTATCGCCGGGCGCCTGACGTGTCAGATACTTCCAGCGCCACTCGAAGCGGAGTGCAGCCTTTTCACCGACGAATCCACCGACTAAAAACCGCCGCTTCCAGACCCGCCCCTTGGTCGCCTTCGCCCCGCCAGCCAGCTCTCCATTGTGCTGCCGCAGCCGGCGATCTGGATCAATCGTGGCCCCGACATAGGTTTTCCGACCATCGACCGACGCCAGCATATAACAGAACCAGGGCTGAAGATCCAGCTCTAGCTCCGACAGTGAAGATAATGAGTCAGACGAGGAATCCATTTCAATCAACAAACGCTGCAACCCTTAGATGAACAACTACTTCTGCAGTGGCTACGTCGGATACGGAACTGTCTGGCCCCAACAGGCCTTTCCAGGCAATCTTTTCCCAGGCTGGGACACGAAGCGCCGCGCCGCCGCCCAGGTCGCCTGGACATTTTTCGAGACCGTCGAATCCGCCGATGCGGCGACGCGTGTCAGGCTGAGCAACCAGGGCGGCTGGACCCCACCGCCCCCATCGGTATTCTCACAGAATCCGTCTATCTGGTACCCCATAGGATCAGGATCGGCAATAACCCTTTACCGTCAAGGTCTGTTACTGCATCAACAGATCTGCCCAGGCACAAACTGGCAGGCCCAGCGATCCATGCCCATTCCTTCGACCCCGCTAGCCAATGTATATCCTTCCACATGTTAGATGGGCTGCTGGTTTACCAAAATCGTAGGGATAAAAACACCTGAAGAAAAGCCGACAGCGATAGCTCTTCCTTCGCACAGATATGAATGCGAAGAATATGGTTTCGAACTTACTCCTAGAAAGCCGACTGTAGTCAAAGAATGGGTCCCTACAATGCAGAGTGGTGTGCTCTAATACTTTCATCTTATAACAAAGATCAAAACATGGTGGTAGGTCCTACCGCGATTCGAACGCGGGTCACAAGAGTCAGATTCTCATGTACTAACCAACTATACTATAGGACCATCCACTGTTTGTCGGGATTAGAAATCCACCAAATAAACGCGACCCCTAACAGAGGATGCCAACAAAGAAACTCCCTATACCGAGCATTTACACCTTCGTGATTGCAACGATTGTCGGGCTGGGGCTAGGATTCCTCCTGTCTCTCCTGTTCGGTCGTTACACCCTCCCCACCAAAATCCCAACTGAATTTACGATCGGCGGCTTTCCCACTGGCGTTATATTGACTAACATCGTAATTGTCGCAATCGTGGGGGCGATCGTGTTTTTCGGTTATGTCAGTATGGTTGTCCAGGATACGACCTTTCCCGCTAGCCATCCATGGCTCTTCGTGGTCGAAACGCTGGTGGTCGGGCTTGTTCCCGCCTCTGTCATCTATGTAATGACCGATTTCCGTGACGACGGTAAATTCAATCTCTCCAATCTGAATACGGAATTTCTGCTTCTGGCCAGCAAATTCGCAATCTTCCACCTGCTCTTCCAGTTCAGTGGCGTTTATACCTATTTGTTCAGCAGCTAGTTCGGGTGTAGTGCAGATCGCCACAGCTTCGACGGCATTTCCCATATAGCCAGCTGATTCTGATCGACTAACCGAAGCCCGGAAGGGAGGGATCTGACAGAATGATTACGCGCCTTCCATAACAGAAAGCCCCATTCACTCTGGAAGCTCGGAATCATCTGTGAATAGAAGTGCTCTGCACCAAACTCATGGCGTAGCCGCTGAAACCCCTCACCGATGTTGCCGAAAGGCCGCACTGGGCCACAGTGTGTCGCCATGCTACCGTCGATCGCCAAATGCGCATGCAGGTCGATCATAAACATATCCGAATAGAGATACCCTGTATCCCCATCCGGATCCGGCAGATCAAGGATTATCACATCGTAAGAACCGAGGCCAGGCAGCATCTCACGAATGTCAGCCGCATGGAAATGCACGACGGGATCATCGTAGACATCGGGCGCCCAGCCCAGATGCTGCTTACAGAGCTCCACTAGTGCGCCATCGATATCCACCCAATCCACTAGTGCAGGCTTCCACCGAAGCACTTCGCGTACGGTTGCACCTTCGCCGCCCCCGACGACAAGAACGCGTGCAGCTTTTACCGAGCGTGCCATCACCGGATGCACGAGAGCCTCGTGATAGATATGTTCGTCTGCCGAAGCCGACTGCAGCTCTCCGTCGAGGAAAAGCATGCGTCCAAAGGTGGCCGAATCAGCGATCACAACAGAGGCGCATGATGCAGTGGAACCCTCAAATATCCGGTCGGTTACTGGATAGCTGGTGCGTGTGTCAGATTCGGATGATTCGGTAATCCAGTCCGTCATGATTATATCGGTCTTTATGCCTATACAGGGCTCAAGTTTGGGTGTGTGTTCTTTCTACTAGTATTATTTTAGTTTACCCTTGTAATGATCATTTCATTATCGTCCGCATATAGTTGCAACGCATGTGCTGTGAGATGTAGTATTGATAGATTTACCACTCAACAAACACATACATATTTCTTTGATTGGCTGGTATGCTCTATGAAAAGTGTAAATGAAGTATTAGCAGGTAAAAGGATTGCATTCGAAAGCACATATATATATCCAAACGCAGTAAACACTACGACTATTAATTTTCTAGAGTTTGATCTATTAGTGTCACATCACGACATTCACGAGTACACTACCGATTGTATAGAAAGCATCATCGAAAAATATACAAGAAGATATCATCGACTGCTAGACACTATTAAATCAGAAAAAGAGATCACGTTCATACGCTATTGCAAGGATAATCAAGATCTATCGGAAATAGATATTCATAATTTTATCGAAGCTGTTTCATCAATAAACAATTCTCTTAAAATTAATTTTATATTGTGCAGCGATAATAAACTTGAGATATCAAATAGATTGCTGAATCATATACAATTTATACACTTGATCCCAACTCCAGAAGTATTATCTATATCAGACCCTTATCAAAAAACGGTTCAGTTATATAAAAGTATATTCCAGGCACCGCTTGCCAAAAATCAGAGTCCCTAGTATAAATGAACTGGCTCATGGCTCTTTTCGCTGCCGCCCTCTTCTTCGTTCTCACGCCCGGCGTTGTTCTCCGCCTCCCCCCTGGTGGCTCCAAGCTGGTGGTCGCGGCCACGCACGCGGTTGTTTTCGCATTGGTCTGGCACTTCACGCACAAGCTGGTTTGGCGTGCGACGATGGATCTCTAAGGGAAGTGCCGACGACACACGGGCTCATACATCTCTGCACCCCCAACTGCTACCTGATTCTCATGCCGGCCAATAGCCTTTGTGAAGATCGCCGCAGTCCCATCCCCGCATCGACGACACAGTGCCGTCTTCTTTTCAATGGAATCGGCATGTGCTCCTAAAGCCAACACATCACCGAATGGCCGTCGTTCGGTATCAGAATCAAGGCCGACGACAACCACGTGTTTGCCATGCAGATCCACTGCTGTCCGCACAAAGGGAATCAGGCAGTCGACAAAGAACTGCGCCTCATCGACGACGACTGCCGTTGCACCCGCAAATTCAGGCCATGTCAGTACCGCTTCGAGATTACGGATTCCCACTGCAGTAGCAGGAATAGATGTTTTATCGTGATTAATGACTGCTGTGACGCTATTCTGGTAGCGATTATCGATATCGGCTGTTAGAACCAACACCTTCTTACCGAGACATCCGTAGCGTCTGACAACGCTCTGGATCTCACTGGTCTTTCCTGCGAACATGGGGCCGACTACTATGCGGAGGGACATCGTACCTTTGTACCACCCACCTGACACGCAGTAAAGTTTATGACAGTAAAGAAAGAATCTGATTCGTATTCTCTAGAGTCAGTCTATTCTCGAAATCAAGGAGAAAATGCTGTGATTGTACTGGGGCAAGCATTGCATGTCTAATATGCCAGTAAAGCTTAGTCTCATTATTATATTCATATTCAGGCCTGTAATGCAAGTTAGCAAGAACAATAACATTCGCAGAAGGATTACAGAAGAATCGGTTAATGCACATGGGGCCGCCGTATGAAAACACGATGTTTTTTGCATGGTAGATTGTACAGATGTACTCGTAGATATCGCGAAACTGTGATACTTCTAACATCTTAACATTGTGTTTCTCTAACAAGCTGCATACATCTGATGCAGGATATTCGATGGCTCGCTGTATAGATACGCTTAACTTTTCTTTAGTCGTTTTTATCATCATGATTGACTCTGCCAACTCATACTTATGATGATGTTCCTTATATATCTCTCTGGCTTTATTGAACAGCTTGCTGCAATCCACCGAATACATATTATGCAGATATTGTAAATTAGTAAAACTCATTATCTTTCCGCTAATCGAGAACGGCACCTGCTCCCAACATGTAACATTGATAAAATGGTGATTCCTTCGCGTGATAATAGAGTTAAAATTGTAGGATTTTTCGACCTTGATCAGAAAACGTTTATAACTTGGAATAAAATGGTGATTCCTTCGCGTGATAACAGAGTTAAATTTATAGGATTTGTCGGCATTGATCAGTAAACGTTTGTCACTTGGAATAAATAATTCAATCAGCTGATACAGATACGGCATTTTTTGAGCGATCACTGTATTTATGCACACTTTTAACTTATGCTCTTTCGCGGTGTAATACTCTAAGAACGACATAAATTCCCCCAACGAGTGTGCAGGGTTCGATGTGGAAAGCATTAATATTTCAACCGGCCCCTGAATCTCCTCATATTTACTGCCGGTAATCCGCGCGGATATCTTATATGTGATAAATAACGGGGCTACAAAGGATACTTTTAATAGAACATCGGCATGCGTCGTTATCTCCCCTATTGCAGGACCACGACCGTTAAAATTAAATGGATAATACATTTCCGTCATTCTACCGGGTTATACCGAATTTAAGTACGCAGTGAAACGAAGTACGCAAATTTGGTACCCGATAGCTAGAAGTACCGATTTTAAGAAGCCTGATTGAAAAGAAGGCGTACTTAAAATCGGTACTTCACGGTAAAAGGCTCTCAGAATAAAAATCTCTCAACCCTGAACTCAAAAACGAGATCCGGTTTTATTGCGTCTAGAATATGCGGATCATACACATTTTTGATCATATACACCTCTCTGAATATACCCATATAGAGCGACATGGTTGATTGTAGAAAGCTATCATAAAAGATGGATACCTTTTTATCAATACCATTCGCGTTGTTCTTATATAATATAAATTTGGATAGGATATTCCAATCTATTATGTTACCGTCATGTTTAGATGTAAGATCGCTGAGGTCATAATCGAGTATGCGAATATCTCCTGTAGATGTGATCGGATATTTCATGTAAATTGGCTGAATTTGATCAGCAAAGAAATATATATCAGTTGTATCTTGAAGTACCTGCTGTCCTAGATTCGAAGGCCATGTCAAGTCGCCAATGCCAATCCCTAAA